GCTACACTACTAGTTATTGGGTAATAAACATAGTAATATCCTGAAGGGGAAGTTATAGAACCCGATAAAAATATTCCTCCTCCTAGTCCATAAGGGTGTGTAAATTCGTTTATTATTGCCATTTTATCTGTCGTTTTGTTTTAATAGTGTTTCAATATCGTTTAAATATTCTAAAATTAAATCTGTTGGTATAACAACAGAATAGGATTGGGGTTGATCTTTATAGTAAGCTATAGTTTCTTCTTTAGCATTGTCTATAAGAGGATATAAATTATTTAGTTTTTCCTCAATTTCTTTAAAAGCTGCTATACGCTTTTCTTGAAATTGAAGTCTAGCGGGATCAGCTTCGTTGAGGGTTTTGGATAGTTTATATTTATACATATTGTTTTCTCCCCATAAATATTTAGTATCAATTGCTTTTGATTGGGCTGCTAATTTTTGGGGTTTAACTAATTTATATCCTAACTTTTTTGTGTAATAATTACTTTTAAAAGCTTTAGGAGTAGAATATTGAGAACCAAAACTTGGATTAGAAGTAGAAACACCAGCAGTTATTGAAGTTTCTTTAAGCCTGTATTTATACTTTTTCATTTGCTTTTTTTAATTCTTCTACAAGTTCGCAATATTGAAGTAAATCAATAATATTGTCGTTTTTAATAGAAGAAGTTTTTTCAATTTCAACTATTAAAGGCAAAACCTCATTTAATTTAATTTGTATAGTTTTATCTGTAGTTTTTTTATTTAAATTTACAAGTTTAGTTTTAATTTCTTGTATTTTTGTATTATAAAAAGTTTTAAGTTTAGGAGTAGAATCAACTGAAGTGATAAATTCTTTTAGTATTTGTTTTTGAGATTCATATAAATTTGAATATTTACCATTAAATTTTTCGAGTAAAATTTTATAAGTTAAAATTCTTAAATCTTTATCGTAATTTTTAAATTCATCTACTATATCTTCTTTAGTTTTAGATTCATTGGTTTGTGTATTAGATAAATGTTCTAATAATACAAATCTGTTAGATGAAACTTGATCAATATTAATTTTTTCTAAATGTTCTAATTCAATTAAAGTATATAAAGCCGCTTGAGCTTTATAATTAGGTAACTTAGTTTTAAAGAATTCTTCTAAGTTATAGTGTTCTTTAATTTCTTTAATTAAATTATATTTCTGTCTTCTTAAAGCAGATCGATTCAATTGTTTTGAACTTTCTATAAGAGTACTAATAACCATATCAGCTTTAGCCTCACTAGTGTTCTTATTTTTAAAGAAACTTTCGTATATTTTATACTCTCTACCTAATTCAGTTTTGCTAAAGTATTTTTTTAAAATACCAGTAGCTGGTGATTCAATTCCTGATAGAGTATCAGCTGTAATTTGTCGTACAAGCAGCTCAAAAAGGATACCGGTATTTTTATACTTCGAATGTTTGATAATCATTCCAATTATTATTTTGTCTATAAATATATATGAAAGTGTTATTCGCGTATTTGGGATTCATCTAAAAATGAAGACTCATCTTTCTTAAACACTAATTTTTTGTCTAGTGATTCAAGTAATTTAGAGTTCTTTTTAGCACTTTCCATAGCTAATGGTGAACCGCCTTTATAATTAGGTTTTAAACTTGGACCTTCAGTATCATCTACTTTCATATCATGTTTACCTAATCTATCTCTACCAAAAGCATTACCTTGAGTATTGATATTTGATGCTTTTTCTTCAGGTCTACCTAAAGGAGCATCTTTATCATATCCATCTGGAACACCTATTCCATTTCTACCAGCACCATATAATGCTGCTAAGTCGTGAGGTGTACCATATGATTTACCTGATTCAAGTGGATCATTACCTTCATTTTCAATTTGTTTAAATCTGAAAGTACGTTTTTGATCTTCAGCAATTAATGCTCTATATTCATCAAATTGGTCTTCGCTTAAGTGGAATATATTGTCGTAAATCCAATCTGTAGGCAATAATTTAGTCTCCATAATATTGCGGGCTAAATCCACTTTTTCCTTCATTAAAGCCACTCTTTCTTGGTCATAGATTATAGAAGGTGTAGTTAAAGACAATTCAAAGTTAGTTAAATTCTCATTTCTATAACCTTGAGTATACAAGTGAACTAAAGCTATTTTGTATAATTCTGAAAGAACAATACGTTGTAGTCTATCAATTGTACGAGCAAATCTAATATCTTCTGCTGCTAAAGTTGCTTTACCTGTTAAGTCTTTTTCATATCCCATGAACGCTTTAGGTACTTTTAACGCAGCAAATAATTTATCTCTTAAATAAACTACATCATCAATAGCTGTGTATTCTAATCCTTTAGTAGGTTCAATTTTAGTTGTTGTATCATTACCTCTCATTGGAATATAAAAGTCTTCTAATGAGTTTTGTAAGTTATACTTTAAGTTATATTCACCTGTTTGTGGATCAATATATGGAGTTCTCTTCATTGTTGAGATAGTCTTCTGCATAAAGTTTTCTACCTCGTTTGGTGGAATAGAACCTACATTAATATAGAAAATACGTTTCTCAGGAGCACGAACAATACGATGGATCAACATAGCGTCTTCCATTAAGATATATTGTTTAAATAATTTACGTGCTGGTTCTAGATAAGAACGACCATAAGGGAGATAATTAGTGTCAGCTACTAATCTAAAGTGAGCCATTTCATAATTATCAAAATAAATTGCTCCCGCTTGTTTTTCTTTACTGTAAGTTGAAGCCGCATTTACACCACCATAACCACCTGTTACACCTGAACTGTAACCGTCTGGACTATATTTGTATCTTACTTCAGCTGGGCTAGCAGGATCAATACCTTCTTCTCTTGCTATGTGATAAGCGGTATAAGGTATAACATTATATACACCAAATTTTTCTGCTATTTCTAATTTTAAGAAAAAGTCTCCGTACTTACACATTTGACGAATCCAACTCCATAAGTTAAATTCAATGTTTAGTACATCATAAAATAAATTATAAAGAATTTTTTGTGTATCTTCATCACTACTTCTAATTTGAAGCACTTCACCCATATCATTTTTCAAAGTACACTCATCAGCTATAATATCTAAAGCAGAAGCTACAATAGCATCTGTATCCATAGCATCATAATCTGAGTAAACTTGAGTACGTAAATATCTCCAGTTTAAATTTAACTGTGAACCATATAGTGATGTAGTATTACTTGAGTAAATACGACTGTATCTGTCTACTAAAGCATTTGTTTTAAATTCTCCAGTTGACTGGATACTATTAACGTCCATTACTTTTAACTGGTTACCACCAGCGTTTCTAATTATGACGTCTGTCGAGAATAATCTCTGTAATCTTGAAAATATGCCTGTATCAGCCATTTTATTATTTTAATTTATTATAAATATCACAAAAGCCAGCTCAAATCCTCATTTCTTCCGTTTATATTAATATTATACGGATTTTGATTTTGATTAGGCATATATGCTCCGTTAAATTGAGTACGAACTGCTTGTATATTATTTAATGCTGCTCGAGCTAAATCCATGTTTTGTGATTTATATTTTAAAGCAGTATCACGAACAAACATTGCTGTTGCCATACTCATAACTAAATCATCATTATAACCAGATTGAGCTTCTGCTCTACCGTTTTTCCATATAAAAACTCTCATTTCTTCTAATAATCGTTTAGAACGAATAATAACACTTTTATCACCTATGTATTCTCTAAACTTATTAATCACAAGTGGTCTTGTTTTTAAAGACATTGTAAAACCTGCTACCATTTTTGATGGATCATCTGATCTATCTAAATAATTCTCAGCGGTTAACGCGTCACTTTTTGTAGAATAATATAAATTTTTATATTCTCTTTCTTGTATTGCCTCAATAGTTGACCATCCCATATTTGCATTTTCAACCACTAGCATAGCATTGTTATACTCAGTAGCTAAACCACATAAAAAATAACCAAATTCACGAGGTGATAATTGTCCTTTATACTCAGCTACTTGTGTATTTGTTTCAATATCAATTACGTGACACGCAGATGAATCTTTACCATCTCCTCTAGCTACGTCTGCTACAACCATATAACTACGAGTATAATCTGGCGACTCCCACACCCATAAGTTACGATCAACTCCTCTTCTCTCCACGGGATCTTGAAGAGAAGTTGCTGAGATATATTCTATTTGTTCATTATAAAATACAGTATCACCTGAAGTATTAAAGTCACAGTCACATTCTTGAGCTGCTAATCTTGGATCACCTAATAATCCATCTTGTGCTTTTCTCCATTTCTCATCTCGTTCAGGGTGAACATACCAAGGTAATTTGATTGGTAAGAAGCTAGGTACTCCTTCTTCTACTACACCAGATTCTGCTTTAACCCATGTCTTATGAAACCAGTTACCTGTACCATATGGAGTAGATAATACAATTGCTCCTCCACCAGTAGCTAAGGTTTGTTGAGCTGAAGCCCATATCTCTTCTACACCATCAATGAAAGCAGCCTCGTCAATAATCAGCAATGATACTGCTTCTGAACGACCTGCATCACCTGCTGCTGAAACTGCTTTAACTTGTGAACCATTACTTAATCGTAATGTCAGTTTATTGTTTTCGTCCGCTGGTATTTTCAACCATGATGGTAAATTTTCAAACATGAATTTAACTTTCGTTACCATGTTTTTAGCTGTTTCTTGTTTTGTAGCTATACAAAGGACGTTTTTGTCCTTTTGAAACAACATCAACCATAATGAGTAACCTGCTACTAAGGTTGATATACCTAACTGACGAGATTTAAGTATTATGTCATACGGATTATCTCTCCATAGACGTAATACTTTTTCTTGGAATGGGTATAAGTTAAATTGAATTCTACCGCGAGTAGGGTGCTGAATATAGCAGTATTTCTTCATGAAGTGCGCAGGATCAGCCGCGCACTTCAAGTATTCTTCCCTAATAATTTGTTTAATGTCTTGACTCATAAAACCCTTTTTAGTTAATATTAACCTATGATATCTGAGATCAAGGCTTTAAGATCTTTACCACCATCTTTAAACAATTTTTTTATCTCAGGTTTACTGATTAATTGTTTAACAATAGCAATATTATCTTTTGTTGGGTTTGCTAGTTTTTTCTTAATACCAGCTTCGATTTTGTCAAGACGTTCTTTATCAGCGGGTGATAATTTTTTAGCAAATTTGCTTGAACTGAATTCTTTATCGATTTTCTTTAATTCAGCTTTTGAAGGTTCTTTTTCTGGAGCGTCAAATTCTTCGTCTTCAGCTTCTTTAATTTTTTGTCCTGCTCCAGTTTTAATACTTTTTACATCAGTATTATCTTTAATTTTATTTAATTCATCTGGAGCTTTATAATCTACAGCTGTAGTTT